TTTATGTGTTACTATTCTTTTTAGTTCTGCATTTAAAGGATTATACAAAAGCATTAAATTTGTTATGGCATTATCAGCATTTGCAACAGTGAAAGTGGGACGAGGTAATGTACCCTTTGTAACTTTGTCAAAACCTCTTACTTGAACAGGTGCTGCAACATATGTAACCCCACCAAAAACTATATTACTTTTTAATTCATTTGTTCCAGCATGATAATAAAAAGTTTGATTTACACCGTTAACATCAGCAGTTAATTTAAGTTCAAATAAAGTAATAAGTACAGATGGTTCAAGTTTCTGTATTTCTTCACTAATTTTTGAAGAAGATGGTGAAATTTGAGTACTTGTCATGCTTCGGCAACCTCCTCAAATGTTGCATTTATTGTAGCTCTATTTAAATACGGTATTGTTTTATTCCAATCTCTACAAATGAGTTTTTTACTGGCACTTTCTCCCGGTGGAGTGTAATCAAAGTTTTCAACACCTGCCCTAGCATCTAAAAAGGTTTCTATTTCATCCGCATCTGTTTCACTTATATTTTGCCATTTAAGTTTATACACTTTTAAATTTTGATTAATTCCAAAAGTTGATCGTTGAGAATATCCCGAACCAAATTTAGCAATCCGAATATTTGGTTTAGATGTTTTAGTTAGTCCATAAGTAGGATTAACTGTTGTGGGAAAATTTGCCATTAACTTAATAAACCTCCAGCCATTTGTTGGTTAACAATTTCAGCTTGAACTGCTGATGCGATTACTTCACCTAATTTAGCAGCACTATCATCATCTCCTTGAACAGCAGAACCAGAAGCATCTACATTGACCACCACGCTAGTGGAACCTCCAAGAGCATGGTTTGGTGTAACCATACCAGAAACTCCTGGTGTAAACAATTCTGGACCCTTTTCACCAACAATATAACTACCACCACCTTTTACTGGTCCTCCATTTGCTTTTGGAAAAATACTCCCTAATAAACCTTCTCCTGGAGTAAATACACCAGCAACATTACCAAAAATTCCTAAATTCAAAAATGAATTTGCCATATTATTTAATACATTTCTCAAGGCTTCATTTAAAGTCTGAGTTCCTTGAATTAGTCCTTTTAAAGCATTACCCATATCTTGAGCCATGATATTACTTACTTGTCTCATAGGATCTACCAATGCTTTTGCATTAGCAACAACTTGTTCTTGCAAATTTACTTGAGCCTCTAATTTATTTATAGCGTCATCATGTAAACCATTTTCAGTACCTTTATTATCTAATTTTAATCTTTCTAAGTCATTTTGTAAGTTTGTTAATTTAAATTCTTCTTGCATTAATTGTAATTTTTCATCACTTGTATGTAATCTTTTCTCTTCAATTTCTAAAGCCTGTTGTAAAGGTAAAATTTGCTGTTCAAACTTAGCTTGATCAATAAAAGCTTGTGTTTGACTTGGTGAAGATTGACCTTGTGGAGTGCCTGATAATAATTTTGGAATACTATCTGGCGAGCCAAGTGCTTTCTTAAGATTAAAAGTAATTCTTTCGTCCAAAATCTCAGCAAAAGTTTTACCAATATCTTTACCTTGGTTTGTAGTTTGAAATATTTTTTGAGCTTCTAATTGAGATTGATTTACAATAGATTGTCGTGCCTTACCAAAATTTGTTCCTTCTTGACCTTTTAATGATTTTAATAATTTACCTTGCGTCATTCCACTCATTATTGAATCTATGAATGGAACTAAGGCTTTACCTAAAAATAGAGTTATAGCTGTTCCTAATTGATTTATCTTATTTTGAAATTCGAGCATTTTTTCAGAGTTTTCTTTTAAAATATCAGGACTGTTACCAAATTTTTTATTAAATTCATCTAAGACTAGCTTTGCTGCTGAACCTTTTAATCCCATTTTTTCTAACTCTTTAGCCATTTTTTCTGTAGGAGTACCAATTAGACCTAATTTTCCAATTAAATTATCTATATTCTCTTCTGGTTTACGCAATGCTTGAGTTAAATCTTCCATAGCCGAACCAATGGCTGTACCCGCAATAGATAAAGCAAATCCAAACTGACCCATACCTGGTATTGCGGACAACGCTCCACCTGCAATACCGCCAGCTGCACCGCCTAAAGCTGAAATAGGTCCTTGTCCGAATAACAATGGGAAACCACCACCAATGATTCCACTACCAACAGCACCTCCGATTCCTCTTCTGATACCAGCATCTATCCCACTTCTTCTAAGTTTAGCTCTTGCTAACTCGTTTTCAGCTTTTATTTCTTGTTGTATAATTCTTGATTTTGCTTCACTAAAGCTTATGCCTTCTTTATAGGACAATCTTTCTATTCTAAAAAGTTTTTCTTTATTAGATAGTTGTTTATTAAATTGTTCTTCAACTTTTACAGCATTTTTTATAGCCACTCTATAGTGATCTGTTCCTATAGCTGCTTCATTGACTGCTTTACGAGTACGACCAAGTTCTTTTGATAAATTATTAAAATTTTTAACCGAAGCAGGAAAAGCTTGACGAACACGTTTATTAAAAATATCTATTTCTTTTTGTAATCTTTTAGTCTCTACCCTTGTTTTTTGAAGATCTTTTGCACCTTTAATTGCTAATTCTAAATTGACGCTATAATCTGCCACTTTTTATAACAATTAAAATATTTATCTTATTCTACCTCTTTTCCCTTTTAAAGCACTACTTCTTTGTGCTTCTTCTTGTTGTTTTTTAAAATCTTCATGTTCTATCTCAGCATAAGCAGCCCAACCTATCATTTCCTCTATAGTCAAAGTTTCTGATAATTCAGCAACAGTTTTACCTAGTTCTTTTGCTAGTGAAAATATAAATTTCCAATCATTATTCGCTTTTCAATTCGGCTTTAGCCTCTTTTACCCCCTTTGTCTGACCAGCTTCTATCATTGCTAATTGTATTTCTTGTAAAATATTTGCTTCAACTTCTCTTCTTAAAGATGCTTTATCTCCATCTTGAAAAAGTCTACCTCCATCTTTATTTAATGCTTTTTCAATCATTAACATCAAAGCAAAATCATTAGTGTCATCAGTGTTTGATTTTTTACTTATTGATTCTCTTTCAGCAATGGTAAGTGGATGCCAATAAACACTAAAAATAATTTTTCCGTCTTTAATTACATCATGCTGATATAGTTGGCTCACACCAAAACTATTTTTCAAAAGTTCGATTGCTCTAGTCATAAATAATACAATGCTATTCTATTATACTAGGCATTAGCTGAAAATTGACAAGATATTACACCAACAAAATGACTTCTTTCTTCAATATCTAATAAGTTTGGTCCAACCATATCTTGAACTCTAGGTTTTACTGAAAAAGTATCTACATAATCAGAAGCGTTTACAGAAGTCAATCCATCTATAACTTTTTCTGCTATTTCTATTAATACTTTTGTTCCAACGTTTTTAGGAACATGAATATTACATTGAATGACTCCAGAGTAATAATCTAAAGCTGCACCATGAGGCTGAATAGTTGATTGTGAATAATTTACATTCATAACTACATATTTTTGTTCTTGTCCAGGAGTATTGAAATTCAAATTATCATAAACCATTGATATGTTTGGATCGTCTTCTAAAACAGCATCAGTAACCGCTTTTTCAAATGCAGCACGAGTATTTTTTAAACTCATAAGTTAAGCTCCGTATAACCTGCTTGTTTACCTGATCGACCAAAACCAGGTGTCTGTCTTGATTGTAAGAATATTCTACCTTTTGTTTTCTTTTCTTTCATGGTGTCTTTAATAATTTTACCTAAACGACCTTGTATAAAATTTTGAACTTTACCACTTTCTAAAGCATAAGCAGCGTGTTTCGCTCTATTTCCAATAAAAACAGGTCTGTTAATATTGAATGTTTTACTAACTGGGTATCTTATTTTTATAGTTGGGTTACTTGGCCTTCTAGCTGGTCTGCGATTAAAAAAATCTATACTTTCTTGTTTTCTCATAGCCTTCCAGGGGTTAAAATCTCTAGCGTCATCTCTAGGTCTTACACCAGTTGTTTGCACTTTCCAACTTGAAGCAAAAAATCCTGTCCAAACAGGGCTATGAGTTCTAGTTGATAAACTTTTATGAGTTTTTCTTATTACAGTATTAAAATCAGCATTTATTTGTGCTTCTAAATCTGCTATTGGATCACTTTGCAATAATTGTTTTTTTCTAGCCATTAGAACCGCACCATAACAATGTAAAGATACACTTGATTACCTTTTTTAGTGTTTATGTCATAAATCTGCGTAGTTCTTAACTGCCCATCATAAGTAAGTTTTATCTTATCCTGGAACGTAATTTGATTATTACCAATTAAATCAGGAGTTATGTAAAGTTTAGCTCTTCTAATCTCTAACCCTTCCTCTTCTTCAGATTGTATAAATTCAAGTGGTACTTTAATATCTGAATAAGTAGTATTCACACTGACAAGTTCACCATTTTTTATATCATATTTTTCAGCACCTTTTTTAATAAAAGTAATTGTGTGATTAAAAGAATCACCTAAAGTTGCAACAACACTTTTAGCAACATTTTTAAATACTGAGTCTAGTTGACCTGCCATTACCCTCTAACTACCCTCATCTGAAAAGTCCCTGCTCCACCAAGCATATAGGCTCCAAGATAACTTTGTAACCACGGGTAAACATCCATAATATTATTTACAGATCCAGTTCCTTGACTAGCTGTATTGTATTTAACTCGAAGCTCACCCAAAGCAACTTCTTCAAAATTACCATCTTTACCAGTAGTTCCTGTAATAGCATCAGTATCATTTGCCAATGCTCTAGCTAATTCATATTGTGCATACTTAATATTCAATGGAATAGTAGAGCAACTTAACTCAACCCTATCTACTTGATAATTTGTTCTAGGAAACTTCAATGCTTGATTTTCGTCACATCTATCGCCTTGAAATACAAAAGTATCAATCCATCTTGTAGCAGCTATCAATGATCTATTCTTTTGATC